ATGTTTTGGCTTGTGCGAACCCAGTCCGCCGCGTTGTCGATCACGACTTTTTCAGACCACGTTGCAGTTTCGCGGTACGCCAGAACCTTGCCCCATTCAGCTTCGCCCAGCGTCAGGATGCCTTGCAACGGGCTAATGGGAGCAATGGCTGCACGTATTTCCTGAGCGGTGGGCAACGGCTTGGCGTCTAAGGCATTGTTGGGCTTTACGTGGCCTAGAGTGTCAACTGTGATTTCTGTGCCATCTGGCAACCAGTACGTTTCGCCGCGTATGTCAACTACGTGTGACCATGCGCCGCCGGTAAACAGCGCCGCCTTGCCATCAATGCGTTCAACAAGTGCATCTGTGGCGTTGGCTGGGATTAGAAACCGCCCTAAGTCCAGTGGGTCTTCTCGTGCTAAAGAAGTACCTACAAACTCCCTAGTATCTCCGTTGAAGTGGTATAATTCTTTCATGGGGTTTCCTTTAGAATTTGATGCAGTACATCATTGCGATGTTGCGGGGGCGTGTGTCTTGCGCCGTGTCCCAAACATAGATTGTGCGGTCCATATAATACCGCGACGAGTCCGCGTCTTTACCCGCAAAATCGCCATTGTAGGGACCGCCACTATAGATGTTTAGAGCCTCGGTGTTGGTTGATGTCGCTCTATAAAAACGAGTCTCTTGGTCTTGGAAAGAACCCAAGGCACGGCTTGCGTCGATGCCACGCCCGTTATCCCAGCCGCGAAGAAACTCACCGCGTAAGTCTGGAATAGCAAAGGTTGTTGAACCATCTCCTGCGCCAAAGGTGTCACCTATTGCTGTAAACAAATCCGAGTAAGTAGTTCGGGACACCGTTGACCCGTCACATTCTAGCCAGCCTGTCGGAACCGATGTAAACGCAAAGGCGGAAATTGCACCTGAAAGAGTGGTGACAATGCCGCTTAAACCAGACCCATCACCATCAGGCGCAAGGCCTCCAATATCCGCAAGAGCCTGTTCAGGCGTGCGAAACTCGCCGCCGTCCTCTGCCGCATTGGCGCGAATGTAGTTGCCAGCCTTGCCTGTCAACGGCGGCAGATCGCCAGCAAGCGCCGTGGCAAGCACATTGTCGGCAACGTCCTGCGTGTAGGTAATCATCGCTTGCAATTCGGGGCTGTTTGTCAGCGTAAACCAGTTCATAAAGTTGTCGACGTTGGTGTCAAAAGCCGCGTTTGCCTGCTCTTTTGCAGGTAGCGTGTCCGGGTAAAGAGTGATTGTCGGTGTTGTCATAATTCTTCCGCCTCTATTGTGGCCTTCGATGTTCCGACACCTTGCGCCGTTGGGTTTGCCGACGATAAAGTGCCGTAAATTGAGAATTCGGGATATTGAGCGTCAGCAACAAACACCGCGCCAATGCCGTCAATGTCATCAACCATGCGCCAAAATGCGTTGGCTTCATAATTTAACAGCGTGACGTTATATGAAACAATTGACGATGTGGTGCGCTGCAAAAGCGATGTCAGCGCCCCGTCTGTCTTTTTGAATGACCGGCTTTTCAGCGTCTTGCCTGTTCCAACGCCAACAACACCAAACTGCGAAACAATGCCCGCCGCAATTGTGGCAACCTTGGCAATCTCGCCCGTGTTGGTGATTGTAATGTCAATCGACGCATTTTGCGGAATGTTTAACGCAAAGTTGATGTGCTTGCGTTCAAACGATTTCGGCACGAACAACCATTTCCAAAATGAACCGCCGTAGAGCGCCTCGTCTTTCATGTCATAGCTTACGTTCGCCGCATCGCCGGTCGTAGTAACAGTGGCAACGATTGTGATGTTGGTTGCCTGCACGCCAAAAAAAGCCATGCCGCTGATCCGCGACAATGTCTCAAGAGTGTAGGTAATTGTGTCGGCATTGCTTGTGACAGTCTCGACAACGCGGTACTTATCAATCCCAACCTGTCGATCAAACGCCGCGTAACGGTTGGCGGGTCCAGCGTCAAACCAGTCTGTCGCCGTCGCGCTTGGTTCTTCCGATGTTGACGCCGCGCTAACCTCGAAAATACGTTCCCCGACACGTTTTTGCGTGCCAAGCGTATAAGTGCCAGCCGTCCACGCCGTTTCAAGCGCCACATTTGACGCCGTGATGTTGGCGTCCGCAATCAAAAGAGGCACAACAATTTGCAATGGCGTTGTCATGTTGCGGCCTCCAGTGTTAGGGCGTTGGTGTAGTCGGTGTTTTCTGCCGTCTGCGACGATGAATTGGCTGTAATCTCTGATGTTGATTGTAGCACATCCATACGCGCATTCAACGACTTTAATTCCGCAAGCATTTCTGCCTGCGACTTTTCCGGGCTGTAAGCGATATTATTAGCAGCCCGTGACAATCCCCGCCTAAAATCAACGCCAGTCGCAAAGGCGTTTTCGTTTGCGTTCATCGCTTCGGAAAGTTTGTTTACCGCCGCCGCCGCGTCCTCTGCTGCAAAAATTTGTGCAAGCAACGCTTTATTGTGTTCGTTTGTGGCGTCCATTTCACGGCCTCGCATAATGGCCGTCAATTCTTCAGTTTTGCCCTGTGCCTGCAATAAACGATCGGTCAGGGCCACGCGATTTTGTGCCACCGCAAAGAGTTGGTTGACGCTGTCAATATGTGGCACAAGGTTTGCAAGGCTTTCGCCCATCCGTGCGAACTCTTTTGAAATTGCCGCAGACTTTGCAGCTTCATCCAGCCCCTTTAGTGACAGCGAAAACCTGTGCGTGAACCCGTCAAATATAGAACTGGAAACCCCCAGCGACTCTGCCGCGCCCACTACGCTTTCGCGCACAAGGAACGCCGCCTGATCCATCGGACCCGCGCTTAGTGTCTTGGTAATGGTTGACCGCTTTTTAGACAGGCCAAAGAACCGCGATTTTTCAATTCTTTGGAACGACTGGAATGCAGCGTCTTCCATTGAAATAACGCCTTTGATGCCTTCGTCGATTGTTTTTGTCTTTGACTTGAAGAATGAAACAACCGCAAAAACCGCAGCCAATGGCAAAGCGACCGCGCCGAGTGCCGCGCCAAGGCCAGCCATGCTTGCACCTGCCGCTGTTGCCGCTGCTGTTTGCGCTGCGATAGTGCCACCCAGTGCCGAAAAGCCACCGCTTGCAAACGCGCTTGCTGCCATTCCCGCACCAGCGCCAACGCCGCCCAGCAGGCCCGTCACGCCCACAAGGCTGCCACCAGCCGCCAACGCCGCACCTGCACCACCCATAAGCGTGGTTGCCGCTGCACCACCGCCCACACCGCCACCGCCAGCCGCTTGCATCGCCATGTTTGCAGCGTTGCCGCCACCGCCGGTCATCATTGGCAGGATTAGCTTTGTCTTAGCAAAGCGCACAACCATATCAATCAAGAATTGCTTAATGAGGTTTGCGCCATGACTTACTAGGTCTTTAATGCTTTTAATTCCGCCGTCAGCCATTCCACGGATAGCGCTTTCAACGCCGTCGGCAAGCGGGTGCGTTTCAATAAGTTCGTCATTCAGATCAGAAACAGCCTTTGCCATTGCGCCGTCAGAAAGGCCGTTTTTAGATAGCTTTTGCAGCTTCGCAATTTCGGCATTGTATTTTTTGACCGGATCAGCATCAAACTCAAGGCGCTCGATTTCCTTTGCCATTGCCTTTAATTCTGTCGCTGCAACTTTTGATGCGCCTGATAGCCCACCACCGCCACCGCCGCCGCCAATTGATTTTGTAGTGGCTTCAAAGACCTTTCTAACGGCAACGCCTTGATCTATCAGGTCTTGCATGTTGAAAGCCGCACGCACTTGTTGAATAGCCCCGTCAGGACCAGCCGCGCCGCCGCTTCCACCAATTGCTGCAATGGTCCGCGCCAAAGTTAATGAAATGCCAAGTTTCTTTGCAAGTTCTGCGGCAGACGCATTTGCATTGTTAAAGTTGATGCCGCCGGATATGTTTGCGAGCCTTTCAGACAAGCTGATAGCTGTAATTACCTGCCCATCAAACACAACCATTCCATCAACCGCGCCAGCAATAGCAGCCTTGATGCGTTCAACTTCCGCAGTGGCTTCCTGAAAGTCTCCGGCAACGCCTTGCTGTATTTCACGCAGTGCGCCCATGCTGTTTATAATTTCAACTATTGCGGCCTCTTGCTCGTAATAGCCGTCAGTTCCAGCCTTAATAACTTTTAATGCCTCTTGCGCTGATTGATATTCAAGCGCTAATTGCGCCTGCCGCAAGGCAAGCGTAGCGTCAACTTCTTCCCTTTTTGCCGCGGCGTTTCGCAAGTGTGCTTCTGCTTGTGAAAGGGTGGCAATTGCCGCTGACTGCGTCATTGTCTTTCCGCTTTCCATAAGCGTGAACAAGGCGTTAGCCTGTTTAATTTCATCACCCATTGCCAGCGTTACGTTGTCAGTCGCAATTGCAAGCCTATTTGTGGCAGAACCTAATGCTAGAAAATTGCTTGCTGTACCAATTAAAACGCCAAACGCGCCCACAACCTTGAGCGCCGCGCCTGCAATCCCAAATAGCAACGCACCGATATTTTGCAGGCCAGCGACAAAAGATGGTGTCGTGATTGTTTCAATTAACCCGTCAATTGACGCACGCAGCTTTTCCGTTGCTGGGCCAGACAATTCAAACAGATCGCCAAACGAGTTGCCAAGCGCAGCCAATGCGCCGCCCAGCGTGTCACGCGCTGCCGCTGCCGATCCGCCAAACTGCTTTTCCAGTTCGCCCAGAATAATGCCCTGCGCGCCGGCAATGTCATTCGTTGCAACCATTGCTTTAACAACGTCTTTTTGCGCTTCGGTAAATTGGATGCCCGAACGCGATAGGGCGGTCATACCCAAAACTGGATCGTTCAATGCCTTGCCGACTTGCAGCGCCGCCGCCTTCAGGTCCGTACCCATCGCGGTCGCAAGATCCATTGTGGCGACTGTGGCCTTGTCAAAGGTTCCGCCCTGAATTTGCGTGAAGGTCAACAAGACGCCCTGCATTGCGTTGGTGGCCTCGTCGCCAAACTTTGTAACGCCCTGCAACGCTGCTGCGTGCGCGTTTAGCTGGCCAATCGTTTTACCAGCCGCGCCGCCTGTTGATAAAAGGGCAGCCGCAAGCTGTGCCTGTGCCGCATCGGCTTCAACGGTGGCGCTCACAAACTTGTTAAGACCAGCGCCGGCAGCGACAACGGCCACAAGCGCCCCAACCGCAGCCGTGGCGGCAACGGCAAACTTTCGCATGCCAGCGGCAGCAACGCCGCCAGATGTCGCCCCAAGTCGCCCCATGCCAGCCGCAGCGCCGTCGGTGGCCCGCTCGGTCTTGCGCCCGGCGCGTGTTGTGTCGTCCAGCGCGCGTTCGCCCTTTTTCAAGCCGCGCGTATCAACGCCGAGAACAAGGTTTGCAAAATCAGCCATATGTTATTCATCCTTGAACGGTTGCGACCCGCCACAACAGCGGGCCGTCATTTGGTTTTGTTGCGTTGGTCTGGCGGTATGGAAAACGGGCTTGTGCCTTCATTCATGCCAGTGACAAAAGCGTCCGACATTTTCTTGATTAGGCTGGCTTCCCAAGGCTCAATCGTATCCATTGTCAGGGACGCATAGGCCGCGATGTCAACCCAGTCCAGCGACTGAAAACCGCCCATCGGTCCAGACTTTATCGGCCCGGCTTCTATCAGGATATTCAGCAAGTATTCCCCCGCGTCCAATTCTACAAAAGGCGCGGGGGTGTTGTTTGCGGTGTGACGCATCAAACGGCTTTCTTTCGGCCTGTCTGTTTTGTCGTTCTTTAACTCAATAATGGCGTTCAACCATCCAGCTTGGTGCGCGGCAAGTATTAGTTGCCCTTGCCGTTTCCCAAGCGGTTCGCCTGCTTGGATGCAAAGTCGCTGCACTGCTTGGCAAACGGGTTGTTTGACATTTCGAACACAGGGTCGCCGTCTTTATTCAAAACAGGTTCACCGTCCGCATCCTCTTTCACGCCCATGTGAACAAAAGTCAGGTTCAAAAACCACATCGCATCGTCTGCGTTTGCGGGCTTGCCGTCTTTGTCCACGTTTTCAAAGCCAATAATAAACGGCGCCGCCGCTTCGCAAAGCTGATTATGCACGTCTTCCATCACGCGGGCTTCGTCATCGCTGCCATTGGCCTTTGCTGCCTTGGACATCATAGCGGCCTTTTGTGCTGCCCGCATTTTGGCTTGCATAGATGCCGACGCAGTACCGCGCAAGATAACCCGGCAAGGCTTGTCGCCGTCCATCAGCGCCTCGCCTGTCCATTCGTCAACAATCTGCATTGGCGATCCGGTTTCCGCTTTTGCGCGGCTGTCAAATTTAGAAAAATCCATTTGGTAAATCCTTGGGGTTCTGGTTCAAGTGGGGCGACGGGCGAACCAAACCGCGCCGCCCCTACCGCCGAAGCGGATTTAGGTAGGCTCTACGTCGTCCACTGTGGCCGCGTTTTGCTTAAAGTTGATTGTGGCACCTTCAAAAGTGCTGTCGTCTTTTTCGTTTTCAGCGTAGGTGTGAAGGTAGCCATGCGCGTATTGCACAACGTCACCAGCAACAGGTGCAGGACCGTCGCCGGTATCCGTGCCAGACCCGCGCACGATCTTGAGCGAGTAAATGCCAGCCTGCGCTTTAGCCGCGACAATAGCCGTGGCAATACCTGTGTCAGTGCCGTCACCGTGATATGTGATTGTCGTGTCATTGCCGGTCGCCGCGCCTTTAACGCCAGACGTGAAGCCTGTGCCGAGGTCTGACACATCAATGTTGTTGTGCGTCACGCCAAAGACGGGCAGGGATTGCGTGCCTTTAAGCTGCACCCACGTCAGGGCTTCAAAGCCTGCCTTGTTGTTGGTGGCTGGTGAACCTGCTACGCCGTATAGCGTCAGGCCAATGTTGTTGTTGGTAGTCATGTGCTTGGTATCCTTTCAAGCGATTAAGCCCAACGCGGGCATTTATTTATTGACGCGAAACCAGCCGATTTTCAGCCATGCGCCAATATCTTTTTCAAGGGGTGTAGCGAACGCACCGGCCTTGTTTGTAAGGTTTGCTTTGACGGGCTTTGCGGCAACGCCTGTGGGGCTTGCCAGTGGCGTATCAATGCGGGTGAAGGTGTTTTGCTTTTTCATGTCATACTTTCGTAGCTGATATAAATCGGGGTTTCCCACCGCACGCCTTCTTCGCGGCCTTGACGCACGCTGTGGCCTGTTATCGTGACCCGCGTGTCGTTTGCAGTGACGCGCAACCCGCGCTTAAAATAGGCGACGATCTCGCCCGCTTTGCGCTTGGTGACGACTTCGTAAACGTCAAGAGGTGAAACCAGCGTGATGACCATAAACCCTTGGCGCATGTAAACTTGATCCGACAGCCCGGCCGCGACGTTATCGTTCGGCAATAAAAAAATAGTGACGTGTTCGTCAGCCGGTTGGTCGCCACCCTTTTGTGACCACAACGCAGGATAGCCCAGCGCGGTTGCCATAACGTCCGCTTGCGCGTTCAAGGCTTGCAGGATGTCGCTTTCTACATTGCTCATTGTCTGCCAATCTCTATGTTAAGCTGCCGGACAATGCTTTGGAATTTCTGCACAGTCAGCGCGACCATTCCCGCCGGTGCTTTGCGTGAAAAGCCGCCGATTGTCTTTGGCCCGTCAGGATAGCCGCCTTCTTCCAACTTCAAAATGTAAGGCAGGTTGTTTGTCAGGTAGATAATGTCGCCCGCGTCCATCGTCGCAATCTTTGCTTGCACTTTTGCCATAGTTGCCGCGCCGCTTGTGTCTGTTGCGTTCACGGTTCCGACTGCTGGTGAGCCGATAGACGGTTGCCAGTTTGCCCGCGCGCCGCCCTTATCAACGGGGGTTTCAAATATCACATTGCGGAAAACGTCCTTTGCAACGCGACGGGCCAACGTGTCCATCTTGCGTTCAGTCTTTGTTTGCGCCGCCCGCAATTGATCCGCGAAACTACCCACGGCACACCATATCATAAAGCGCCGTCTGCCCGCCCGATGCCACGCGGCCCGTGTCCACAATCGTGCGAGCCTTTGTGATGCCAGCAAACGAAAACGTGACAAGATCCGCAGGCGTGATTTCAATCCTAATAGGCTCGACGATCACTTGGAAGTCGCCAGCATTAATGTTGGTCCCGTCAACCCGGCTGCCGTCAATCAAAAATATCGCCATGCGGGCCGTGACTGGCGCCGGTGTCGTGCCGGCCGTGCCGCCCGTTGGGTCGCTTGGCCCGCCGCCTGTGGCCTGTGGTGTTGGTTGTTGAATTGTGCCCGTCTGGATCACGTCGGGGCGCTTTGCAGCCAGCTTGTCAAACGCGCCTGTGACTTCGCTGCGAATTGTAGCCATTAGCCGCGCACCATGTTAGCCATGCCCACGCCGCCTCGAATGTAACCGCGCAACAAACCTTCAACCGCAACAATGCGTGGCGTTGATGTTGGCAGGTTGTTGCCCGCGATTGTGATCGGCCCGACTTTGATGCTTTCGCTTGTGGTGCTGGTTTCAATCGTAGCAAACGGATCAAGGCCGCCTTGCAGGATAAACGCCATTTCAAACTGCGCGTGCTTGATGTCCAGCGGGATCGTGTCGGGATCAACAGGCCAGCTATCCACAAGGTCGTTGACCAAGCGCGGCCAAGACAGGGCTTGGAATTGGTATTGCTTCATGCCGATAAAAGAATACTTGCGGTCAAGATAGTTTGCCGCTTTGCGCATGTTAATTTCGTTCGCCGCATCGGTAGCAGCAAGCGTGTAACCCATGCCCAGCGCATAGCCCTCATAGTCCGCAAGCGTGCCGTAGCTGTCAGCGTTTACGCCGCCAATTGTGGTATCAAGTGCCATGTGCGGTCCCTTCTAAACTTAGTGAGGCGGCAAGCCTAAACCTGCCGCCCTGCTAAATTTAGCCCAACAGTGTTGCGACGAAATTCGGCTTCCAAACCTTCGCGGCGTAGAAAGTCGTAATGTCAAACATCGACTTGCCATAGCCCTTATAGACGCCGATGTCGTAAACAAGACCGGAGAACGGATCTTGCACGGTCAGGCGGTCAACAGCCGCATCGCCGCCGAGTGGCTGCGCAGGTGGACGCACAACCAACTCACAAGCCGCGCGGTGAAACGCCACGTTGGCTGTGTGGTTGTTGAGGATTGTGATGTTGTCGTTGTCAGGCAACGCAACCCGCAAGCCCGGCGCAGCGATTGTAATGTTGCCAGTCGCGCCAGACGCAAGGCCAACTTCAACAACGTACTTGTTCGCGGTGTCGGATGCGAATGTCACAACGTCACCGGCTTTGTAACCTGTGCCGCCTGCGGTGATGTTTTCCAACGGGATAACAGTTGCGCCAACAGCCACGCCGGATGCGTCGTTTGTGCGTCCGCCTGTTGCAGTGCCTTTGACGTGCGATGCGATGCCGTTGCTTTCCTTCAACATCAAGCCTTGCAAGTTCAACAATTCGCCGCGACGCAACAGTTCCTCGCCGCCAGCCTCGTTGACACGCTGCAATTGTGCAAGGTTGCGCAGCTTTGTACCGGCTGCGGTGTTCATCGCAATGGTGGCTTGGCCGTCAAGTGGCATCCCGTTGTCAACCAAGATTTGACGAATTTCAGCGACTTCATCAAAGTTGGAACCGAATGGGGTTGTGCCAGCCGTACCGATTGCGCGTGACGCACCAAGAGCAAGCGTAGAAGCCGTGTGGCTTTCGATTGCGTTGGTAATTTTGCGCATGGCTTGTGCGATTTGGTCGCCATAAACGGTTTCATATCCAGCGCCGTTGTTGAGGTGCTTGATGTCCTCGCCGGTGTATGGGATTTGAATGTTGGCAACCTTGTCGATGGTCATGGTCTTGTTGTCAACGGTCTGGTCATCGCCTTCGGGGATGGTCATCGCAGGCGCATAGCTGTCGTTCAGCGTTGGCGTGCGGGTGTAGGCAGCGCGAACCGTGTCACCAAACGCAGCACCTTCGGAACCGGCGTTGATTGTAACGGATGGAATGACGCCAACCAATTCACGGCCAACAATGTCGGCTGCGCGGTAGATGTCTGCTGCGAGGTCTGTGAGTACGTTTGCCATTTGTTAGGCTCCTTTTGCGGGGGCTAGTCTTTGACTGTGCCGCCTGATTTTGCATGTGTTGCACGCTCGTATTGTGACATTGCGTCAAAAGCCGCGCGCGTGACTGTCGGTTTGTCAGGCGTCCCGCCCTGTGATCCGGCTGGCTTCCCGCCGCCGCCCTTGCCTGCATCCCGAACCGCGTATGATTTGGATGTCGCAAGTTCCTTCGCCAGATCGGCTAGGGTCGCGCCGTGATCGGAACCAGATCCAATCATCGGCTTTCCGTCTGATGTCATCACCTTAACGGTGCCGTCATCGTGAAACTGTAAGCGGCCCATTGCGCTTGAAGCGATGTCGTCAATGGCGTCTGGAATAAATCCGGCCTTTGCCAACTCTGCTTTCATGTCGCTCGATGCGCCGCGTTGCATCATTTTGCTGATCTTGTCATTTGCGCCGGTCAGCCTGCCTTCGTATTCGTTTTTCATCGCGTCCAGCTTGGCCTGCGCATCGTCTGCGCCCTTGCCGTTACCCTTGGCCTTCTCGGTCAGGTCTGCGAACTTTGCGTCAACCTCTGCGGGCGTGCCGTACTTCTTCCACTCTGCATTGTGGCCACGCTCTGACGATAGCGACGATTTCAAACCGCCAACCATTTCAGGCGTTTCCCACCCTGTGACATCCAGCGTGCGTTTTCCGTCCGCTTCGGTGGTGTATGCTTTGTAGGTTTCTGGCAGCTCAACGCCTTCAGGTATATCAAATTTCATTGGTTCAGCTTCCCGCTGTTAAACGCGCAGGCATCCCGCCAACGCAAAAAGCCCCGCCGAAGCAGGGTTGTTTGGTTCGTGTTGTGGTTAGTTTGAAATGAAAACTGACCCGTACACTTGCGTGCAGTGGGGCCAGTCATTACTTTACGCCCATTTAAAGCGCGTAGGTAGTCAATGCAAGGAATACACCACTTTTACGCAGGGCGCAAGGGGTTAGATGCAGCGATATACGCGTCATAGACATCAACTCCCCTTGTCTTAGCCAGTAATCTTGATGACCGCATAACAGTATGCCTAACTGTTTGCTTGTTAATTCCGTAGACCAAGGCCGCAGATTGCAACGTGTCACCGTTAAACACACAACGCGCAACAATGTCGCGGTTTCTCTCGCGCTGGGCCTTAGCCCCAAGGCTGAAGTCCGTAAAATCAGCGGCGCTTTTTACGCCTATAGAAGACAAAATCTCCTTAAGGATTTGGCAAGTTGTTTCTTTTGTCATTTTAGTTTTCCCTTTGTTGCTGGTTAAACCCTAGCTTGCAATTCCATCAACGTCAACGGCCTGCCGTTTGCCGTTTGGGACGACAAAAATATGTGGACCGCCCCAACCCCGATCCGTGTGGACAAAAATCGAGTTTCCAGTTGAGCGCTTGGCTTTCTCAATGTGGGCCGGAAGATCATCTACGCAGTCATTTACCGACTGCTTTACAAAGTCAATAAATTTAGCCTCGTCAGTAAACGCGCCAACGCCTTCAGACCCATGTTCTTCGTGTCCGTCGCAGAATATAAATATAAAGTCAGCCATTGTTCTCTCCCTTGTTAGACCTAAACCCTAGCCTGCAATTCAAGCAACGTCAACGGCCTACCGTTTGCATCCATCAGATCTCGAAAAGATATTTTGCCGTCACGCCATAGCTTCGCACGCCCAACGCCAAGGTTTTCGTCCTGCTCTGCAACCGTGCGCTTAGACAACCAGCCCTCGAACGACGTGTCTTGCGCAATCCGACCGTCAAGGCTCGACCGCGTTGTGTCGGTCATTTCGTCAATGTCAAAACCCAACTCGCGGAAAGACTTTAGCACCGGCGCAGATGTTGACCGACAACCCCAATGCAGGTTGCCCGGCCCGCCGCCCCAAGGCAACGTGTGGTCAATTGGTTTATGCGTGCCGACGGTATATGTCAGCCCGTCGCGAGCGCCACATTCGGTTGTGGTGCGCAAATCAATTGTGCTGACCCATTGCTCGGCTTTTACGATGTCGTCATTTTCGGCATAGACCGCTTGCCGCGATGCCTGCGAAACCGCCTGCGTTGCAGATCGCACAAGGCTGTCGGCATGGCTGCGCGTGATGTCCATAAAGCCCTTGACCACCTCGCCATTCTGCTTTCCGCCCCGAATGCGCCGGATCAACTGCGCATTTGTTTCGCCCTGCGCAATGCCCAGCCGCATGTTGTCCGTGAACCGCTTGAGCGTGTCGCCAGCTTGCCGTGATAAAGTTTCGGCCACTGGTGCTCCCTGAACCAACAGATCGCCCGTAATGGCCACCAATTGCCCGCGTGTCAGTTCTGACGTGATAAGCTGCACGCCTGCACCGTTGTTGATTGCCGCGACGGCAAAACGCGCTTCCATGTCCGCAATCTCGCGCAGTTCATTCGCCAGCCGCTTGCCTTCCGCGCGATAGGATGCCGTGATTGTAGCTTTGACCTGATCCAACAGCTTTTCCAGCCGTGCCGCGCGGCGCGATATGCTGCCAATGCCCGTCGGATCAACCCGCGCAAGCTGTGCAACAATGTCGCCTTGAAGTTCCGTGAGGAATTTATTTACGTCACGCGCTTGCCCCGCCGCCAGCCTTTGAAGGTCCAGCGCACGGGTTTGAATCGCGTCTAGGATTTTATCGTTTGCGGATGCCATTGTGCGGCCTCACTTCTTTGGCTTTGGCTTGCGTTTGGTTGTTGGCTTTTTCCCGTAATTCATTTTTTACCCTCCATTCAATGCGGCAAGCGCGTTATCAACAGCGCTTGGCCCTGCAAGATCCAACGCGTCGCCCGTCAGGTCCGGCGCTTCCTCGCTGATTGCGTCCATGTCGGTTTCCGTATCCAGATCAGGACGCAGAAACCCGCGCCGCTTGCGTTCCTCATAATACGCCTCTTTTGACAATAAGCCAAGCGACACATCGGATTGCATAACCTGCACTTCCTGCGCGGTCAGCGGCGTGATGCCAAATTCCTTGTTGACCTGCACCGTGATACTTTCTTCCGGCAGCCCAGCGTAGAACGACATCCAGAACAACGCCTGCTCCAGCGCGTCTTTCAGGTTGTCGGCCATCATAGACAGCGATGATGTTTCTTTGACCGCATCCAGTGCCGCCCCTGTGGCTGTCTCATTGCTTTGAACCAACAACTGCAAGCCAAGCGCCTGCATTTGGAACTCAAGGTCTTTCAGGTCAGTACGGCCCGCGCCAATGGCCTGCCCCGAATGCTCGACCCAAGACAGTTTGGCATCGGCATCGCGCGAGGTGACAGCTTGGCTTGCGCTGATAACCAACGGTTCATCGTCACCGCGACCAGACGCAAACAGGATCGGCACGCGGGCAAAGTGCAGAATGTTGCGCTGGTCTGATTGCGACTGCCAATGCGCGATGTTGACATCGGCCAAATCCTCAAGCACCGGTTCGCCGGTGAAAAACCCCGTGCGCTGTGCGTAGAACGGAATAACTGTGATTTCTTCCGCGTTGGTCAAGTATTCGTCGTGCAGGACAAACTTGTCTTTTGCATTCTTGCGATATACCCGCACAAAAACAACGCCGTCGCGGCGCGTTATAACCCGCACCTGGTCGACCGTTATTTGCGCAAATTCGTCTTGCGGGTCGTCAACGCTTATGCTTTCCGAAATACGCAGCATAGACAACGCCAGCACGTTGTTGAACATTTCAGTCTTGAAGCCCAAGATGTTTTCAACGGTCAAGTTGACCATGTAAGGCCGCAAGCCCAAGGCGCTGGCCTGCGCGCGTGTTGTGTCACCATCGCGGCGCGGGGCATCGACCATAATGTAGGAAACGCCCGGCACAAACGCATCTTTGAACACGTCAGACGCGAAGGCGCTTAGATCCTGCCCTTGCATGTTGATGTCGGTGGCAAACTCTTTTAAGCGTTCCGGCCCTTCGCTGATCTCGATTGGCTTGGAGAACACGCGGCCCGTCATGTCTTTTACTGTCTTGCGCATTCCGTTGAACAGCCACGAAGATGCAAGCCGCGCTTGATAATCCTCGTCTGCTTCGGCCTTGAATTTTGGCAGGTAGGTTTTCCCTTCCTTGCGCATGGCATCGGATCCGCCCATTAACGCCCGACCCTTTGCCGATGCCTCAATCATTTTGGCCATAACAGCCGTTCTTGTGTTTACGCTGTCAGACATTTTATCTTGTTCCTGTGATTAGGTCGTGTTTAATTACTTCAAGTATGCCGACTGCATTGGCAAGCGTGACGCGGCCCGCGTAGAAGTAGATCAGGCTTTCAATTTCTTCGTGCAGGTCGTGCGCGTCGTTTCTTATTTGCGCTTCTGATTGCAATGACGCTGCAAGGAAATCCCAATCGCGGCCAAGTGCTGCCCGTTCTTGCTCTTGCTTTTCAGTCCTTGGCATTGGGTTCATCCTTAAAATGGCAGTGCGGTTGATGTCATGGTTGGCTTTACAACTGGCATTTCATACGCCAGCGGATAGCCGAATGCGTCGTTCTGGTGGTCAAGGCCCGTTGTCTTGTCCGGTTCGCCATTCTTGTCATAGGGCTGCTGCTCAAGGCAACGCGCGGTCTCTGGGCATGTGTCAGGGTTGACAAACACGCGGCCTGACTGAAAGCCCATGTTGACGGCCAGCACGCGGTCCTTAACGCGGGGGTTGCTTGGCCTTGCGCGGATCGTATAGCCCGCGTTTCGCAACAGCCCAATGTCGGATAATGACGCGCCCTTGCTGCTTGCGTTTTTGCCGCTTGCATCGGGGTAGATCGTAATCGTGTGACCCTCGTATCGTGATTTTAGCGTGTCAATCATTGACGGTGTGTCAACGCCGCCTTTGATTTCATCAACGCAGTGCCAGACGTTTTCGCGCAGAACAAAGGCGCAGGCGGCCATGTTGCCTACGTTGAAGTCCATCCCAAGGCGTATCGGTTCGCGGTCCCTGATTGTCTCGCTGCTGCGCTGTGTCTCGCGGTTATAGGACGTGTAAACGCTGCCCGATGTCAGGTTGGTGAACATGCCCTCGATATATGCGTCAATCAGTTCAGCGGGGTACGTGGCGCGCAGGTTGTCAACGTAATCGTCGGGCAGCTTTGGATTGCTGTAGGTTGGCGCTTGGAAGTATTCATAGCCCGGCGTAGGTTCTTTTGCCCAGCGTTCATAGACGAACCGAAAACCCTCGGGCGTTGTGTAGGCGGAAACGCGGTTGAAAGGCCGTTTGATGCCTTCTGGCTTTTGCCGATTACGCGCGACGATCTGGTTCCATACTTTGCGGGCGTTGACTGCCTTTAGCGTGTCCAATTCGTCAACGTGCGCGCGATAGGTTTCATATCCGATGATGCGTTCAGGATTGTCCATTGTGCGCAGGACAAAATCACCGAAGCGCGGCCACGATGTGTAAACGATGTTTTCCGACTTGTTCCATTTGTGCGGGACGCCAATCTTTGTCAGCCGTGCGCAAAGCCTTGGGGCTGTGATAAGCCGCACAAGGTCATATGTTGGCGCATACATGCCGATCAAAGCCGTGGAACTGTGCGCGGCGTCACTGATTGCCGACCAGATCATAACCTCGGTTTTGCCCGCTCCGAAACCCGCAACAAAAGCAGGGTGCTTTGCCGTTGACATTAAGAACCGCTCTTGTGGTTCAGTCAGCGTCAGGCGTATCGGGTTGCGCACGTTCAATCTCCCATCCGTCAAATAGTTCTGGAACCTTATCAATCGGCACATCAACGGTTGCTTGGATTGGCTTTCCATATGCGCGGTCCAGCAATGAATTTGCGGCTGTAACGCGCGCGGGTTCGCTTTGTCCGGCTGTTGCTATCTCGACCAGTACGGCCAAGGCTAGTTCGACGTGTTCCTTTGCCATTGCTGCAAGGTCACGTTTTGCGAGTGATGTTGCGCCGGGCTTTCGGCCCGAATTTGCCCGCTTGCCTCCGTGTGTCGTCATCTTGAAAAACTTGCTTGTTTGGTCATTAGGCTTCCCGCCTTTGTTAAATCGTTAAGGCATCCCGCCTATAGAAACAAAAAAGCGTTCAGTAATAAAACCAGACGCAATTAGTCACCCCAATAAATAGCACGTTTTAGCGGTTAGTCAACCCGCCTGCTTGCCATGACAACCTTAACGGCCTCACATATTGGGATGCCGCAGAAATAACTCAATTCCCCTTGCTCCAATACGGCCAACTTATGCCGCAACAGTTCAATTTCGTCTGCTGCTTCTATCAAAGTAGTTGTTTGCTTTATCGCGCTGCCGTCCCAAGTAAAAGACGCCAACATGACGCGCAGTTCTGTAGGTAAATCCCGCATATCTTATCCCGCCAAACGATCCAGCCCATCGCGCAGGGCTAAGATGCTGTTCGGCCTGTCATCTGTCATTTTGAAACATTCGTCCTGCAACATTGCTGTGCGCACGCGCCCGATCTTGTCGCGCATTGCGTAATAGCGTTTGTAAACGTCAGGATCCCCATCGCCACTGTCAAACCCACCCGAAGATACGGCAAGGCACGACTTGCTTTCTGCAATGCCGATTTCGGCCTTATAGGCGGCATAGACCTGCGAGAAGTCGCGGGCTGTCTGCTCTTGCTGTGGTGTGATGTGGCCTTGAACCATCAGGCGCCCGATCATATCGCACGATCTGTCAACGTATGGCCCAACTGTGTCTTTGCTTGGTGTCGACCAGTTGCCACGCGCCAGACGCTCGCTTGTTGGCGTTGCGGTATGGTTGTGACCCAATGATGCGACAATGCCCTGTGACGGCTTGTTTGCGGCCTGTGGCGTTGACTGCGCCCGCTTGTTGCGTAGTTGCTGCGCTTTGGTTGTCAAGTGCTGGCCTTACCTGATTTGGGGAGGTTTTGTCGTGGCCCGCCCAAACTGGGAGGAAAAGCGGGCCACTAGCAACAAAGAAAGGAACAATGACGATCCATGCACCTAATTTGCATCATTCCTGCAATAGTGTCAAGGCAACTGATGACCGATAAACTTAAACGCACTGCCAAGAGACTTTGCACGGGCAAGGGAACGCGCGGCCCTTTCACCCGCTGCAAAAAGTGTTGTACCTGTGCCGGGTTGTTCGCCGCGTGTGCCGTCGGGCCGTTCAAACTTAACCTTTGGCGAAATGAATAAAACAGCGGTGGCCATTGGCGCAAACTCTTGCCACCACGGCGCAGACGTGCGGTCAGGCAACAGCGCGATGCCGCTATTGTGTGCAAAGAACTTAGACAGCCATGCCCGCTTGGTCGATTGATGACCGAAGGGCGGGTTCATCCATACAAAGCCAGACCATTCACGTTCTAAAGCACTGTCGCTGTAAAACCTACTTGCTGGCGTGTGTCGCGGGCCGCCGGCGGGGCAGGCGACATCAATATCAAAACCTTCGTCAAGTGCGTCAAAAATATACTTTGGCGTGTACCATTCGTTGCTTTCGCCTCTGCGCTCATGGCTCATTTGTCAATCTCCACCATTTGAACCGATGCGGAATCAATCACACCGTCAATGGTATTATATGTGATCTTGTGTGTGTCTTGTTCGTATTCCATGAAGTACCAAAAGAGGTCATGCCTGCCAAAGATTTCATGCGTCACAACAACAGGGTCCGCAGGCTTTACGCGGTATTTATCATGACTTGTAAAACTAGGGTCTTGAATATCAGTCCATTCATCATAACAATAGAATTGAATGGTTGCCTTATTGTGAAACGCTAGAAGCAACGCCCCCTGCGCCTCCGGTGTCATGTCACCCCAGATCAGGTATTCGTCATATGCGGTGACTGTTGATCCGGCTCGTGATACCAGTTCCCATGTTGCGAGACTACCGTCAAAGTTCCGACCTGCGGATACATGACGTAAATAACCACTAGAATCACTTAAAGTTAATACTTCGCCTATTTTGTAAAGGCCATTTGTAGTCTCAACACATCGCACCGTGTCGCCCGCGTTGTAACCTAGGTCTGCGAATGTCTTATTCATTGTTTTAGACCTCTGCTTGCTTGCGTGCGTTTTGCTTCAACATGGCATATGACCTTGCACCAAATACGCACGTTGGATTTGCTGCGGACCAAATTGACACCGACGAAGGCGACACCCCGGCTGCGATTGCGGTTTCTTTCTTTGTCATACCCTTAGCTGCGCACTCGCGGTAAAACACGCCGATGTTTGGGTCGATTTGCGGCATCCTTTCGTCCGGCTCAATGCCAAGAGTGATGCAATCTGTGCGGATTGTGCTTTTAGATGCGCCCAGAACCTTAACAATTTCTGTCGTTGTTGCACCTGCTGCGACCAGCTTGGCAACTGCCATGCGGCGCTGTTCCATTTCGCGCACGACATCGGCGGCGGTTCTGGCTTTTGGTTTTGCGTCGACCGCGACAGGCATTGTGGGGGCGCTTAGGCGCACAACTGGAACCGCTTGCGCCCTAGCGTAGGCCTTGCGCGCCTCAAGGCTTGCTACGGTCGCCTCATGGCTTGTGTAATCAATTGGTGGCAGCGTGCTGAATGGAAAAATATTCTGCACGGTGCGGGTTAAGAATGTTTGCATTATTTCGGTTCCTTTGCTTCGGTTGCTATTTGTGCGGCTTTGGTCATTTCGTCAGACGTGATTTTATTCTGTTCGCCAGATGCGGACCCCGTTACCTTCTTTGCGTGCTGCGAACTTGATGTTGTTCTTGTGTCCCCAAACATATGCGCCTGTTGACGGCTTTGACTGAGCGCCCTTTGGCTCGTTATCAAAAAACACGCTGTCACCAATTTCCATATCTC